CTTTATACTACGATTTCAATTACTTACAGGTACCGTAAGGTACTTTAGTAAGTAACTATATTGTACTGCCCCTGAGTTAGCGAACATACTTACCAGGGCTATAAGATTAAAATTATAATCTCCTAGTTCGTATGTACTCTTTCTTAGTATATTTTTCAAAAACCTTACTGGATGTTTGATATCTCGTATTTTTAAGAAAAAATACGCTATATTAACTCTCCCCATAAGGGAATTTTGAGAAATAAACATTTTTCAAGAAACAGGGCTAACAAATTTTCCCAATGAATAAGAAACTTTGGCAAACTCAAAAGAGTTGTTTTTTGCAACAACGCTTTTTTGTAAGTTTATTCCTACTCCGTAACCTTCCATAAGGGTTAAGTAGGTCAAAGCAACTTGTTCATCGAAAATTACTATATCATCACCTAATAATTCGTAATTATCAAATCAATTGAACTTAAAATAAGTTTTATGATAAGCTAATTGAACTATCAAGTGATGAGTTAGAGCTAGCATAGCCCAGCTGGACAGAGCACCCATAGGTTGACCTACAGAGTATCTCAAATCTTCATCCCCTAACTCGGGAGTGAAGAGATGATAGTCTCTGTCTGTCAATAGTTTTTTCCAAGCATTAGCTGCCTTTTCCCCTATTAGAGGGATCAGAACTGATACTTGAAGATCTATTGGTAACCTATCGGTTGCTGCTGAAAGATCGTAACCAAAGGACTTTTGCGATTTTTCAACTTTCTCTGCACATCTAAGTACAGATTTATGTTGATCAAAAGTACCGTCATTTGGTAATGATCTTAAAAACGAGAATATCATTTCATGTAATGGTTTTAAGCAAGATTGCGTTCAACCATCTACAAGAGCAAATACTCTCACTTTTCCAGCTGCCTCAAACTTTAAACTTAATTGTCCTAATCAGTTACCCTTTTTACGAAAAGCGGTGCTGAAAGGGATATTAAGTTCACTGAAGAAAAGAAAGTCAAGTTTTAACCTGTCTTGCTTAAATTCAGATAATAGTTCAAGAAGGGGGGTATGCAAGTTAAGTGCTTTTAAATCAAAAGTATCACTTACATACCCCAGTCAAGAACTTTTATAAGTTGGAGATGCCGACTCTAAAGCTAGTAATCCAAACTCCTTTTCCAGGATGCTCTTGTCAAAACGGTGTGCAAATCTTTGAGAAATCTCTTTAAGTTCTGTACACCCTCGTGATAAAGCATCCTGGTCCCCGGAGAATGGATCCGTTATGGTAGACAGTTTAAGTTTACCATCTACTCTTATAACTCGATATATTGAGAAAAGACTCAATCAATATCGGATTACAAAAGTATTCCCCGCAAGAATAGCTCTTCTGTCACATAAAGGAATTATCCTTGGTAACGAAGATCTAGTAAGGCGAGGAAGCGGAAGATCTGGATCAATATCTCTTAGAGATGTTATCCGATCTTTACTAATTCTTTTTAGTAAAGCTAATTGACACACTTTTAAATACTTCACCGTAGTAAGAGCCCCATGATGTTTTTTCATCTGGAGCAAGTACTTAGCGAACCATTTTAAAAGGTTAAGTCTCTTAGTGACGTTTATTGGTTTATCGGAACAGGCGAGGATTACTCTTCACCCGATTCGACTAACCAATACTAGTAACTCAAAAGAATTACCTAGCGAAACCATTGGTTCCGAAATAATACGGTCCCTGAATGCATCCACAATCGAGAACATTATTAATTCTTTTTTTGAATTTTTATTGTTTTTCATGTGTTTGTATAAATAGGTTCCTCAGTCGACATTGCTGTCCCGTAGCTGAGTAATGGAGATGCATTTTATATGCATCAAAATTTCTTTGTTAAAGGACTCTTTATATAAAAGAACACGGGGTTTTATTGAAGAATAGAATCCACAAGCCAATA